CCCCGTGACGCTTGCCGAGGTAAAGGCACATCTGCGCATCGGCCATGACAGCGAAGATGTGCTGCTTGCCGGACTGATACGCGCTGCGACCGCCGAGGTGGAAAGCCGGACCGGCCTGGCGCTGATCGAACAGAGCTGGCGGCTGACGCTGGATGCCGTGCCGGCCAGCGGCCTGATCCGGCTGCGCAGGCATCCGGTGCGCGAGGTGCTGTCGGTGACGATCTATGGGCCCGATGGCGAGGCGATGCTTGTGGACCCGGTCAGATATCAGGCCGACTTGTCGAGCCGCCCGGCGCGGCTACTGATTGTTGAACCGACCAGACCGGTCAGGGCGATGAACGGCATCGAGGTCGATTTCACCGCCGGATTTGGCGAGGCCGGAACCGATGTGCCCGATCTGCTGAAGCGCGCGATCCTTGTGCTGGTGGCGCACTGGTTCGAGTTTCGGGCGGTCTATCGGAGCGAGGACCAGCCGGTTTCAGAACCGCCGGGTTTCGCGCGCCTGATTGCCGCCTATCGGGTGAGGCGACTGTGATGGTGACGATGATCGCACCCGGCGACCTGCGTGTTGAGCTGCGCCTTGAGACGCTGGCGCTGACACCGGACGGGGCAGGCGGGTTCAGCGAAAGCTGGACCGAAACCGGTCTCGTCTTCGCCATGGTGGAACCGGCTTCGGCCAGAGACAGGTTTGGCGCGGGCCAGACGCTGGAGGAGGTGACGCACCGGATCACGATCCGTCACCGGGCAGACATCGCCAGCGGCATGCGGCTGCGGCGCGGCGTTCGCGTGTTTGACATCCGAACGGTGAATGATCCGGACGAGACCGGGCGATATCTCGTCTTGAAGGCGCGGGAACAAGGTAAATAGGCACGATATGAAGACAAGCGTGAAACTCACTCTTGACGGTCTTGTAACTGCTCTGCGCTATAGAGCCCATGTTGCGGCGGACGATGCCCAGTTCCGGGCGCGTCGCCGTAGGGCGGAGAAGCGCAGTGAACGGGTCAGCAAAGAGCCGGCGAGCGACAACGCCAGGGGAGGCACCGAAAATGACGTCGCCAGCCATTGAGCTGCAACGGGCTATCCACGCCGGACTGGCGGGGAACGCTGCGCTGGTGACCAGGCTTGGCGGTGCAAAAATCTATGATGCGACACCGCCAAACGCCCAGTTTCCCTACATCACCTTCGGCCGCACCAGCATGTTTGACTGGAGCACCGGGACCGAAATCGGCTCGGAGCAATTGTTCACGATCCATGTCTGGTCCAAGGCGCGCGGCAAGGCCGAGGCGCTGGAGATCATGGAAATGATCGGTGCGGTGATGCAGAGCGAAAATCTGGCGCTCGAAACCCAGGCGCTGGTCAATCTGACCCGCGAATTTTCGGAGGCCCGCTATGACGAGGACCTCTCGATCCATCACGGCATGATCCGCTACCGCGCGGTCATGGAACCTGCCGCCTGACGGCGGAGAAAAATCAAATACAGGAGAGACCCTCGATGGTCGCCAAGAAGGGCAAGGACCTGATCCTTAAGCTCGACGCCGGAGGCGTGGGCACATTCACCACGGTAGCGGGCCTGCGCACGCGCCGGCTGGCATTCAACGCCGAATCGGTCGATGTGACCGATTCCGAAAGCGCAGGGCGCTGGCGCGAATTGCTCGCGGGCGCAGGCGTGCAGCGCGCTTCATTGAGCGGGGCAGGCATTTTCAAGGATCAGGCGTCGGATGCCGCCATCCGCGCGGCATTCTTTTCCGGGTCAATCCTCGCCTGGCAGGTGGCGATCCCAGATTTTGGCGTGGCGCAGGGGCTGTTCCAGATCACATCGCTTGAATATGGCGGCGCCCATGATGGCGAGATGACGTTCGAGATTGCGCTCGAATCCGCCGGCCCGGTCAGCTTCGAGGCGGCATGATGCATGTGAACCGGCATCGCGGCGAAATCGCCGCCCGTTTCGATGGCAGAGACTTTCGGCTGTGCCTGACGCTGGGCGCGCTGGCGGAACTGGAGGATGCGTTTGCAGCGTCGGACCTGACGGCGCTTGTCGGCCGCTTTTCGACCGGGCGGCTGTCGGCAAGCGATCTGATCCGCATCATCGGCGCGGGCCTGCGCGGCGGGGGCAATGAAATGTCTGACGATGATGTGCGGGCACTGAAAAGCGAGGATGGCGCGGCGGGTTTTGCGACCGTTGCGGCGCAATTGCTGACCGTGACTTTTGGCGGGAAGGCGGGCGGCGAGCGGCAGCCAGAAACCCAGACACCGCGCCCCTGACAGCCGCAGCAGGTTTACCTGCCGCCTTTCCCTGGCCTGCCGTGATGACGGCGGGCCTTGGCCTGCTGCGGCTTTCTCCGGCGGCATTCTGGGCGATGACGCCGCGCGAACTGAACCGGGCGCTGGCGTCGATCTTTCCCGCGTCTTCCGGCGCGCCAGACCGCGCGTCTTTTGCCGGGCTGATGGCCCGATTTCCTGACCAGAATATCGGCACGAAGCTCTAATGGAGGTGCCTCATGGATGAAGAAGTGACGGTTTCGATACAGGCCGACACGACGCCGTTTGCCAATGCGCTGCGCGAGCTTGGCGGCCTGTCGCAATCATTTGGCTCGCAGCTGACCGGCGCGCTGAAATCTGCGGTGGTGAGCGGAAAATCGCTCGACGATGTGCTGCGCAAGGTGGCGCTCAATTTGGCAGGCATGGCGCTGAACCAGGGGCTGGCTCCCCTGCAGGGGCTTGTCGGCTCGATGATGAGTGGGCTGGCGGGCGCGCTGCCCTTTGCCAAGGGTGGCGTGCCGGGCCGTGTGACGCCCTTTGCGGCGGGCGGTGTTGTGGCGCAACCGACCTATTTCAATGCCGGCGGGGCGCTTGGCCTGATGGGCGAGGCGGGTGCTGAAGCGATCATGCCGCTGCAACGCACCGCTGACGGACGGCTGGGTGTGGCGGCATCTGGCGGCGGCGGCGCGGGTGCAAGCATCGTCATCAATGTCTCGACGCCCGACGCGGCGTCGTTCCGCAAATCCGAAGCGCAGATCGCCGGCATGCTGGCACGGGTGGCGGCGCGCGGATCGCGCAATCTCTGACACTGGAGGCGGCTCATGCCAAACGCGTTTCACGACGTGATCTTTCCGCTCGCCATTTCGTTTGGCGCAACCGGCGGGCCGGAACGGCGCAACGAGATCGTGACCCTGATGTCTGGCCGCGAAAAGCGCAATGCGCGCTTTGCCCGTTCGCAGCGTCGTTTCGATGTCGGCACGGGCCTGCGCTCGACGGACGATCTGTATGAGGTTCAGGCATTTTTCGAGGCGCGGCGCGGTTCACTGTTCGGGTTCCGGTTCCGCGACCCGTTCGACATGCGCTCGGGCAGGCCGGGCGACGCGCCCGCAGCAACCGATCAACTGATCGGAACCGGCGACGGGACGAGAATCGTTTTCCAGCTGACCAAGACATATGGCGCGGGCGTTGATGCCTATCGGCGGCCGATCACACGGCCGGTGGCGGGCAGCGTTGTGATCGCGGTGGATGGCGATGTGGTGGAGGAAGCCGCGTTCAGTGTCGACGCCGCGACCGGGCAGGTGACGTTTGTGACCGCGCCAGCGTCGGGTGTCGAATTGCGCGCGGGTTTCGAGTTTCACGTGCCGGTGCGCTTCGACACCGACCGCATTGAAGCCAGCCTTGCGACGTTCAGGGCGGGCGCGATCCCGATAATCCCGCTGGTGGAGATACTGGAATGAGCGAGCTTTCGCCCGCGCTGCAGGCGCATCTGGATGGTGCGGCGACGACCATCTGCCATTGCTGGCTTGTCGTGCGCCGCGACGGCGTCGTGCTTGGTTTCACCGATCACGACCGGCCGTTGATGGTGGGTGGTGTGCTGCACGAGCCGCAAACCGGCTTTACCGCCAGCGAGGCGCGCGACACGATCGGGCTGGGGGCGGACGCGACCGATGTCGAGGGCGCGCTGTCGTCCGACCAGATCAGCGAGGCAGACATTGCCGCCGGGCGCTATGACGGCGCGGCGGTGGAAACCTGGCTGGTGAACTGGAGCGACCCGTCGCAGGCGGCGTTGATAAGGCGCTCCACATTCGGGGCGATCACGCGTGCCGATGGCCGCTTCAAGGTCGAGCTGGAGGGGCTGGCAGCAGCACTCGACCGGCCGATGGGGCGCGTGTTCAGCAAGATGTGTGACGCGGAGCTGGGCGATGCGCGCTGCGGGTTTGATATCGGTCAGGCTGGCTTTCATGGTGCGGGTGCGGTGACCGGAACGCGCGGGCGCAATGTGATTGCCGCCAGCGGGCTGGGTGCATTTGCCAATGGCTGGTTCGACAATGGCCTGCTGACCTGGACCAGCGGTACGGCCGAAGGGACCGTGCAGCGGATCATGTCGCACCGGGCAGGCGTTGCGGGCGACGTTGAACTGGGCATTCAGGGTGAGCTGCCCGAAAACGCCTATGGCCTGACATTCACGCTGGTGGCTGGGTGCGACAGGCGTTTTACCACCTGCAAGGCGAAATTCGCCAACAGCCTGAATTTTCGCGGTTTCCCGCATATGCCCGGCAATGACGCGGCCTACGCCTATGTGCGCGATGGCGACATTTTTGACGGCGGTGCGCTGGTTCCATGACGGACGAGAGCGGGATTTTGACAGGCGTACGCGTGGTGACGGCGGCGCTGGGCTGGCTTGGCACGCCCTATCGCCACCAGGGCTGCACAAAGGGCGTGGGCTGCGACTGCCTTGGGCTGGTGCGCGGCGTGTGGCGCGAGGTCTATGGTGTGGAAGCTGCGCATCCCGGCCCCTATTCGGCCGACTGGGCAGAGACCGCGAGCGGCGACCCGATGCTGGAGGCCGCGCGCCGACGTTGCCAGAAACGGGCGGGGCTGGAACCGGATGCGGGTGATCTGCTGCTGTTCCGGCTGCGGCCGTATCTGCCGGCCAAGCATTGCGCGATTGCGCTCGATGCAGGTCGCTTCATCCATGCCTATCAGGGCCACGCGGTAATGGTGTCGCCGATGAGCCACCATTGGCGCAGGCGGCTCTGCGGCGTCTTTTCATTCCCGGAAATCTCGTAATGGCGACACTGGTTCTTCAGGCGGCAGGTGCTGCGCTCGGCGGCATTCTTGGCCCAGTTGGCGCGGCGATTGGCGGTGCGGCCGGTTCCATGGCCGGCTATCTGCTCGACCGCGCGCTGATCAACAGCACGCTGCATCACAAGGGGCCGCGCCTGAAGGCGATGCAGCCCTTCACCGCCGAAGAAGGGGCGGCGATCCCGCGCGTCTATGGCACGATGCGCATCGGCGGCACCGTGATCTGGGCGACCCGGTTCGAGGAGCGCAGCACGTCGCGCCGAAGCGGCGTGAAGGGCGGGCCGAAGACGACGACCTTCAGCTATTTCGCAAATATGGCGCTGGCGCTGTGCGAAGGGCCGATTGCGGGCGTGCGGCGCATCTGGGTCGATGGCAAGGAGATCGACCGGACGCGGGTGGAGATCCGCATTTTTGATGGCTACGAGGGCCAGCTTCCCGACGATTTGATTGTGGCCAAGCAGGGCGCTGGCAATGTGCCGGCCTACCGCGGGGTCGGCTATGCGGTGATCGACCATCTGCCGATCGAGGAATATGGCAACCGCCTGCCGCAATTGCAGTTTGAAGTGCTGAAGCCGGTCGGCGATTTCGGCGCGCGCGTCAAGGCGGTGACGCTGATACCCGGTGCGACAGAACAGGGGCTGGCGACGTCGCTGGTGACGCGCGGTGGCGGGCGCGGCGTGACCGACATCATCAATCGTCATGTCCTGCATGGACCGACCGATCTGGATGCGTCGCTCGACGAACTGGCGATGCTGTGCCCGAATCTGGAAAGCGTGGCGCTGGTGGTTGCGTGGTTCGGTGATGATCTGCGCGCCGGGCAATGTTCGGTTCGGCCTGCGGTGATGGACAATTTGGCGTCGGGCCAAGCGTCTGCCGGGTGGATGGTTTCGGGCGTCGATGCCGCATCGGCGCGGCAGGTGAGCCGCCATCTTGGCGCCCCGGCCTATGGCGGAACGCCGTCGGATGCATCGGTGATCGAGGCGATTGCAGCGATCAAGGCGCGCGGCTGGAAAGTGACGGTCTATCCGTTCGTGATGATGGATGTGCCGCATGGCAATGACTTGCCCGACCCCTATGGCGCGGCCGAACAGGCCGCCTATCCGTGGCGCGGGAAGATCACCTGCGATCCGGCACCGATGGGGGCCGGAACGGCTGACGTGACGGCCGCCGCGCGTGCGCAGGTTGACGCGTTCTGCGGTGTGGCTACACCCGTGCAATTCCTTGCCTCGGGAAATGGTGTCGCATTTTCGGGTGACCCCGACGACTGGGGCTATCGCCGTATGGTGCTGCATTATGCGCGGCTGGCGCAGGCGGCAGGTGGCGTTGATGCGTTTCTTGTCGGCTCGGAATTGCGTGGACTGACGACGCTGCGCGACGACAACAATGCGTTTCCCTTTGTCGAGCAGCTGACGGTATTGGCCGCAGATGTGCGCGCCATGCTCGGGCCTGCGAC